ACGAGGGCGTGTCGTACAAGCACTTGCTGCTTGAACCGGATGACGCCTGTGATGCCTGCGGTGATGCTGAGCTGGACGGGGATGTTCCGCTCGACATGGCGTTCAGCCCGGGTGAAACGGCTCCGCCATTCCACCCGAATTGCCGGTGTGCTGTCGCGCCTGCGGGGATCGAGGTTGAGCCCCCGATGGCGCATCTTGGCAAGTCCGGCAAATCCGATGTCGCCTTCCTGCTCATCCGCACCAGGAATGAGGAAGGCAAGCGACGGTACCTGCTGCAGAAGCGCGGAGCGGGCTCGTCACACGGGGAGACCTGGGGACTGCCGGGGGGCAAGGCGCATCCGGGTGAGGCTCCGCTGCAGACTGCCATGCGGGAAGCTCGTGAGGAAACTGGCGGGCTGCCGGATGATCTGCAGGTGCGCGGCGTCATCGAGTATGATGACGATGACCGTAAGGTCACCTCGTATATTTGCGATGTGAACAGGGAATTCCTGCCGGATGGCGGGAAGACGCCGTGGGAATCGGCGGGCTGGGGCTGGTTCAGCCGCAAGGAGATTGGCGATCTCCCGCTGCACCCCGGTTTCCGGCGGTCCTGGGAACTGTACCTGGAAGATATGCTCGGCAAGGCGCGCAGGCGTTCGGTGGAGCTGACCGGTCAGACGGTAAATCCTGCCGCAGGCGGCGGAGGGCGGATGCTCACCCCGCACGATGCTGACGGCATTGAGGTCGCACCGGGCGGTACTGCCGGGAGCAAGCCTCCCCGGTGGGACGGAGACGAGGCTGAGCGGTTCACCGCGATGCCGAACGGGCCTGGAGGCGCACCAGAGAGCGGAGCCGGGCGCACGCCCTCGTCACCGCACGGTGGCGGAAGCGCCGAGGATTACTCGGACGGCTCTGCACCCCGGGAGACCCCGCTTGAGGGGAATGTCCCTGATGATGAAGATGATGCCGAACAGCCCTTCGTGCGAGGCAGGCCGCCGAATGCGGTGGGCAAGAATGCTGAGAATCTGTGGGATCCCAACCCCGTCGAGCCGCGTCACGTATTTAACATGATGCTGCCGAATTTCCCGCCGGAGTCAATTCAGTGGGTGCTTAAAAGTCACTGGATCGGTCCGATGGAGGTGCCATGGAAACGGATTGACGATGATGACATCGCTAGCTGGGCGGCGTCAAAGCAGCCCGGCGCGGTCACCCGGTTCCGGAAGCGGATTGAGGCGGGAGAGGATGTTCACCCGTCTATCCTTGTCCAGCACCGGGGAAGTGAGCGGGCGGTGATCGTGGACGGTCATCACCGGGCACTTGCCCGGCATGCGATGGGCAAGCCTGTTCTCGCCTATGTCGGGTTCATCCGGGACAAGGATATTCAGGCAGCTCTGGAGACGCATTCCTCGCAGCGGCACTCAGGGAGTGATCCCGGTAACAAGTGAGGTATGACGGTGGAAATTCAGACCGGCCTGCTGTCCCTGCAGTGGACAGCAGGCCCGCTGACCGCGAACTGGAACGTCAATCTTATGGAGCTGCAGTGGACGACAGGCCCGTTGACCACTACAGCGGACGGCAGCTAGCCGGGGATGCGCAGAAATCACCTGAAACTCCGGCTGCCAGCACAGTGCATCATCCTCTCGGCACGCATGGCCTCTGGCACACGCCTTCCAAAAAGGTTCCAGAGCGTCAGCAGCTGCCGGCGTATTTCCAGAACACGGCACGCGCTATCGCACGCCGGGATGGCGGAGATCCGGAGGACAAGATCCCGGAGGCAGTTGCCTCAGTCCGGGAATGGAGTAACGGCACGGCATTCGGCGGCAGGGTGAAGGTCACTCCGGAAGTACAGGCGGCTGCACAGCGGGCGATGGCGGAGTGGGAGCACCTGAAGGAGACCCATCATTGATAACCGGGTCTGTTTCCAGCCAGAGACTGCGCACCAGGTCCTCGGCTTCGCTGGTTTCAGTTACGATAGTGATAGTGACGGCAGTGGTCCCGTCGTGCTGATCCTGAAGGGTGTACGTGTCCGGACGGCGCAGCATGGCCAGGACTTCCAGGTCCCAGCGGATCCAGCCGAGAAACCCCCGGATGCGTTCGAGGTCAACCTGCCCGGGTTCCAGGTGTTTTATCTGGGACCGGATTTCCTCTAGATCACTGATGCGGTGCTGGTAGTGGCCCATAAAGCAAGTTTACCACGCGGGGGGCGCTCGCGTGCAGCAGAGGTAAGGAGGCCATATGGCCGCGACCCTAACAGCCGATCAGGAGCTAGTCTACGCCTCCTTCCCGATCGACAAGGAAATGACGCAAGAAGACGGTGACGGCAACATCATCGTCTACGGCAAGGCGACTGACGGCACGGTGGACAGTGACCGGCAGATAGTTGACGTGTCGTGGAGTGCGCAGGCGCTCCGGCAGTGGCTGGACACCGGCGGGAACGTCCGGGTGCAGCATAACCCGATGCGTGACCCGGCCGGCAAGGGCCTGATGATCGATGTCACCCCTGACGGGCACTATGTCAAGGCCCTGGTTGTAGAACCTGTCGCCAAGGACCTGGTGCGGCACCAGATTCTGCAGGCGTTCAGCGTCGGAATCTCCAGGCCCAAGATCGACCCCGATCCGACTGGCAAGGCACTTGGCGGTATCATCCGGGGCGGTCCCGATACGCAGATCGTGGAAGTATCGCTGGTGGACCGGCCTGCGAACAAGAACTGCGGGTTCCAGATGGTCGCCAAGTCAGCAGGCGGGCAGCTGGACTGGACTGGCAAGGTCTGGGGCGGCGACATCCTGAACAAGATGACCGATCCCACGCCCGACACCGCGCATGCCGACATGCAGGACATGCCTAGCTACGAGTTCCCGGTTGAGCCGGGAACAGAGCCGACCGATGTCAGCGAGACTCCGCTGGACAAGGCCGTCAGGTACCGTTCGGTGTCGCTGGACTTGCCTGACGACATAAACGTGGCGTTCAGCCCTTCGGACCTGGCCAAGCTGAATACATTCGCGCAGGAACTCGGCGCGGAGCTAGCTCAGTTCCAGAAGATTGCCGATGCGGAGGAAAACTTCCTCGGCAAGAAGCACCGCAAGTTCCCGGCCCGGAGTCGCAGGCAGCTCGCTGGCAGCGGGCATGCACTGCCGGACGGTTCGTACCCGATTCCCGACGCGGATGCACTGCGGAGGGCCGCAATTCTCGCTCGCTCTGGCCACGGCAACGTGTCAGCCGCGAGGAGGCTGATCGCAAGACGAGCGAAGGAGCTGGGAGTGCCCAACCCTCTAAGTGAAAGCGATGCTGTGAAGAAGGAAGACGAGCTGGCTCCGGAGGACGCCGCGAAGAGCGCCGTTGCGAGCTGTGACACATGCAAGCAGCCGATGGCCAGCTGCAAGTGCACCGGCATGAAGTCTGAAGATGAGCCTGAGGCGGCTAAGGGCATTGCCCAGATGAACGCTGGTGACAACGACACCGACAGCGATGCTGACGAGGACGACAAGGGCGCTGATAAGTCCGAGAGTGAAGCTGACAGCGAAAAGGCTTCCAAGCCTAAGAAGTCCGGCAAGGAAAAGAAGATGCCCCCGTGGCTTTCCGAAGGCAAGGACGATGCCGAGGGTGCTGAAGACAGCAACAAGGCCGGCAAGCCGACGCCTGCTGACGGCGTGACCGGAATGGATGCTAAGCCAGTTCCGGAGCACCGCGAGCCTGACGGAGCGGCTATCGAGTCCTTCGAAGGTGATGCCGGGCTGCCGACAGTACCCGACTCCAGCGTCAAGTTCAGTTCCGAAGGCGACATGGAGGAAGGCGCGGCGCAGCGGTTCAAGTCCGTCGGCATCGCCTATGCGCTCGGCGTGCTGCATGACATGACCTGCCCGGCATTCGCGCCGGAGGACGTGGCCAAGGCACACCCGGATTCCTCGTTCTCGAACATCGACCTGATGTACTTCGCCCAGAAGGCGATGGACATGTCTGCCAGCGGCACCATGACGGAAGCCGCCAGGGCGACAAAGCTCTGGACGCACGCCCAGACGCTCAAGTCACTCAGGCTCGCTGACATCATGAGCTTGCAGGCTGAGGCTCATAAGGCATTCCGGGACGCGAACCCCGGTGTGTCCAGCTTCCCGACGCCGGGACACATTACTGCGGAGAGGTACCGCCGGGGCCCGATTACTGCCGGGCACGCGGCGCTTTCGCCTGGTCAGGAATCCCCGCACACGGCACTTGCGCCTTCGGGGCAGATTGACGCCGGGCAGTTCGGACGCGGCTTCGTCCAGGACGGGCACGCTGCGGACAGTCCCGCCAACAAGGGCATCGGAGTTCCGACGAGCGTAGATTACGTGCCGACTATCCGGGAAAACGGCGAGCAGGCAATGCGTGCCATGCACGACCACGTGACGCAGACCTTCCCGGATGTGTGCTGCCTCGGCCCGGAAAGCATGGGCGCTCTGAGCAAGCCGGTTCCTGCTCCGCAGGGAACGCCAGCGCCGCATGCCGCCAAGGCCGAGCAGGCGGTCGCGTCTGAGTCTGCCGTGGAGGACATCACCAAGGGCGTCGAGGTTCCCGACGCGGTGAAGGCCGCCAAGAAGCTCCGGAAGAAGCTCGGCAAGAAGGTTCTTTCGGGCAAGATGACCGTGGACGAGGCACGCGCGCAGATCGGACGGCGCGTCGCGCAGAAGGCAGGCGGACAGACGATGGTTGTCGCTCCCTCCGGCGGAGGCATGGGCGGCATGAAGTCCGAAGGTCCCGTTGAGCCTATCGCACCAGTTCCGATGACGGAGAGCGTGGCCAAGTCGGCTGACACTCATCCGGCATGGCAGTATCCAGTAACCTGGAACATGCCCGTTCCGGTGCAGAACAGCCTTACTCCCGACATCATGAAGTCAGCTCTCGACAGCGCGGTGGCACCGCTGCTGGAGAAGATGGCCGCGATGCAGGAGACGATCAGCAAGCAGCAGGGCGTCATTGACACCCTGGCTGACCTGCCTGATCCGCACACACAGCCCTTCAGGGGCATGGCCGTGAAGTCTGCACGCCCGGCGGGCATGCAATCCGTGGCCGAGATCGCGGAGCGTACTCGGGACACGAATCTACGGCGACTGCACGATGAATGGCGTACGAGCCCGGACTCCTCGCAGCGCGAGGCTGCCTGGGCAGCGATGCAGCGACTGATTCGCGAAACCTGATACGTTAGATAGGAGGACTGGAATGGCTCCAGTTCTGACTTCCGAGGCTCCAGCCTCGGTTGACCTCAGCAGCCCCGCAGTTGAGGCGGAAGCACTCGCCCGGGGTTCTTCTTCGACCGGTGACGTGCTCAAGGCCCGCATGCCTGAGCTGGTCAAGGGCGCTGGCTACGCAATGGGGAACAACGCCCCGCTGAGCGACTCTCTTGACATCATGACCCGGGCCTCGCAGGCTGCAATGGACCTGCGGACCGAGACCTGGCGCGGTTACCACCAGAAGTCCTCGGTTGTCAAGGGCATGAACGGCGACTTCCTGTCGCAGCGCGGCTACCTGAAGACGGCGCTTAACGCCCCGTCTGTCGGGGAGCAGATGCAGCAGCTGTTCAGCATGCTGCCTGGCGGCGGCGATGCGATGAAGTCGTTCACGGCCGGCAACCTGGGTATCGGCTCGGTCTACGGCCTGGTGCCTTTTGACCTGCTTGCGCCCTCGCGCCTGATCTACCCTGTCTACACCGTCTTCCGCAACAAGCTGCCTCGCCCGGCCGGGCAGGGTACCGCGCGGCAGGCCAAGGTCTTCACCGGCGTGTCCGGTTCGCAGACCGGCGGCCAGGGGATCGTTGACATCTCGATTCCCGAGCTGGTGCAGTCCGGCGGCTCGCTCTCTTCTAGCGCGTGGCCGCTTAACCTGCCGCCTTCGGGCTCGCAGACCGAGGTTGACCTCAACATCCCGTACCGGTTCTTCGGACTGACGGAATCGCTTTCCTGGCTGGCGCAGTTCGCAGGCCAGGGATTCGAGGACATCTCGGCGCTCGCCAACCTCATTCTCCTACAGGAGATGATGATGGGCGAGGAGTACCAGCTGCTCGCCGGTACTTCCGCCAACCTGTCTACCCCGGCCACGCCGACCGCGACCCTGCGGACGGCGGGCAGCAACGAGACGGGAATCGGCACCAACTCGCACTACGGGGTTGCTGTCACAGCTACTAACTACTTCGGGGAGACGACAATCTCCTCGTTCAGCACCGACATCACCACTCTTACGGCTTCTACCGTGGTGGACTTGACGATCGTCCCGGTGCTAGGCGCGCAGTCATACAACATCTACGTGTCCACCAACGCCTCGCCTACCCAGGCGAACGCCTTCCGGGTCGCAACCGGCGTGGGCGGGCAGCGCTTCACCATTCAGGGCGCGGCTCCCACGACTGGCACCAAGGCCCCGACAACTGACACGGGGACCGGCTCCAACACCCGGCTTGAAGGTCTTATCCCGACCATCACCGGCAAGTCGGCGTCTACTTCGGTCTACCCGCCCGGATGGCAGGGCGGGTACTACAACCCGTCAGTCGGCACGCACCTGAGCTACAACTCCATCTACACGGCGCTGGACGCCCTGTGGGAGTCCGTCTTCACCAGCCCGGGTGCATTCCGGGCGGATCCTGCGGAGATCGTCGGCAACGGCGGCGACATCATGCGCCTTTCCACCGACGTCATCAACCAGGGCTCGGCGACCAACTACCGGCTCTGGCTGGACCAGGCGGACGTGTCCGGCATCCGCGTCGGCGCGGCGGTGAGCGAGTTCCAGAACCCGATCACGCGGTCGGTGCTCAAGATGGTGGTGCACCCCTGGATGACGCAGGGCACCGCGATGCTCATGACGTACCAGCTCCCGCAGACGTGGACCAACGTCGCGAATGCGTGGGAGATGACCTGCGTGCAGGACTACGTGTCCATCGCGTGGCCCGTCATCGATGCGACGTTCCGGTACTCCATCTTCCTGTACGCGGCACTCTGCGGATACGCGCCGTACTACTCGGGTATCTTGCAGGGTCTGCAGGTCTCGGACACGACCCCGTACTCCTGATCTTACAGACCGGGCCAGGCTCAGCCTGGCCCGGTCAGCCAGATGAGTGGCCCGCTTGTACGGGCGCGGAAAAGAAAGGTTCTTCATGGCCATCTTCGCAAACGGGCCGGACTACCAGACCACCTCGGTCGGCACGGCCCCCGTCGCTATTTTCTACACAAAGGGATTCGGCGGCACGGCTCTTGCTTCCGGAACCGTCATGCACAACCCGACGGTCGTTAACGCCGGAACGGTGAGCATCTACGTCGGCAACGGCACCATTGCCACCGGCGGAGCGACTCTCGGCACTTCGGCTACTCAGCTGCAGGCCGGCGGTGTTCTCCTCCCGGCCGGCTGCCAGATGGTGATCTTCGGCACGGCGGTCGCCGGCACGGCGACTACGTTCGGCCAGAACACCTTCGACCTGTTCGCCTGCACCGCAGCCAACACCGTCACGGTTGAGGCGGCTTACGCCACTCAGGCTATCGTCAGCTGACCTGCATCTCTTACGAAAGGAGACAGGAGTGCCAACACGCGCTGCTGCACAGACGACAGGCATTGACCCTCCTGTCGCCACGCCGAACCTTCAGGTCTACTTCCCGGCTGCGGTCGGGACGCCGCACTGCGTTATCTTCAACAACGGCGCGAGCCCGGCGTACCTCGGCGGGTCCGGGGTTACGTCAGCGACCGGCCTGCAATTCCCGCCAGGGGCTCAGCTGTCGTTGCCGAATGCCGGCTTCGGCATCTGGGCAGTGGACGGCGGCCTGACTCTCGGAACTGTCTCCACCACCCTGACGATCAACGCGGCGGCAGGCGGAACTGTCCTGGCTGTTGCGGGAACCGCGAGCCTGGTAGCGGGCGTCCTGCTGCAGATCGGCAACAACAACCGCCCGGTTTCGCAGGAGACGGTTATCATCTCTACTGTCCCCAACGCCGGCTCGGTCACCACGACCACGCCGCTGCAGATGGATCATGTTTCCGGCGGCACAGTCTGGACAATTTCCGGTCAGCAGGCGACGGCACTTTCGGTTAACGCGAGCACCACGTGATCAACACCGGGCAGGTACCGATCGGAACCGCTCCTACCAAGGTCACATTCGTACCGCCCGGTTCCAGCTCACTGACGCTGACGGGCGGCACGGTGACCGTGTACGTGGGATCGGGCACCGTATCCACGACAATTTCCAACGGGGCACCGCTTCCGGCGGGTGCCATCGTGACTGTTCCCGGCTGGGCAAGCTCAGCCGGATCGAACATCTACGCCGCTGTAGCAGGCGGCACCGCAGCTATCGGATTTTACCTCTCAACTGACAGCTGACGCATGAAGACGACTGATGACGCACTCCTGATCGCGCAAATGGCGATGAAGCTGGGCGCTGCGCAGATCGAGGATGAGCTGCGGCAGGCCGTCGCACTGGTCGTAGCTCTCAGACCTGCCGTCATCGTGGAGATAGGCTGCCTCACAGGCGGCACGCTCTATGCATGGCGGCAGGCCTGCGAGCGCGTCTACGGCATCACGCTGACCGAAAATTACAAGTACCTCGGCGGTGACGTGCAGCACCTGGAATCACACGGTGCGGTGGTGCACTGCGGAGATAGTCACGATTCCGGATCGCGCGAATGGCTGCTCGGCCAGCTGGACGGCAGCCCGGTTGACGTACTGGTGATCGATGCTGATCATCGCTTCGATGCCGTGAAGCAGGATCTCATGACGTATGCCCCGCTGGTAAAATCAGGCGGCGTGATTCTCATCCACGATGTCCTGCTCCGGCCGGCTAATTTCGGGGATGATGAATTCCAGGTATGGCGGCTGTGGGATCAGCTGCAGGAATGCTGCGATACATCGGTTATCGGCACGGAAGTAGGCTGGGGCGTGATCCGGGTACGGCCTGACGACGATTTCGCGGCGCTGGCATCTGGCATGAAGTTCGCAGAGCCTGGTACAATACCAGCATGAGCGAGCGAGTTAACCTTCCTCCTGGCTGCGCCGGCTTTAATTGCGCAGACGGGACGGTCTACAAGGCGAAGGCCGGAACGAGCGTAGTCCTGGAAGACAGGCACGCCGCAGCTCTCTCCGCCAGCCAGCACTCGTCCATCGGGCTGGTGAGGGCAGGAGAGAGCTTCAGCCTCGGTACTAAAGCAGGGCGCTATTGCGAATCGTGTGCACGTCTCTGGCAGGCGTGGTCCCTTGACTGCCCGAAGTGCGGGAGAGCAACACTTCCAGATGGGTCGCAGGGCGGAATACCACTTCCTTCCGCTCCCTTACCGGAGATTTCGCCGGAGTAGGATGTCCCTTCAGCCAGCAGCTAAAGCAAAACGGCCAGTTCGGCCGGTACTGCCTGAACGGGTTCTTGCAATCCGGGCAGTATGCCCAGCTGAAGGGTACAGCGGTCTGCTTCATTTTCACCTCGGGTGCGGTTCCGGCCGTGACTGTCATCCTTATCTCTGGAAAGTGGGTTACCAGGCAGGCAGGATGATTCCACGACATGGGTCAGCCGAAGTCACGGCCGGAAACTGAACCTGGTCACGGCCTGCCGGCCTTCCGGTCCAGGCGGACGCTGAACCTGGTCCGGATGACACATGCATTCCGGGGGGAAGTCCCTGACCGTGACCAGGAGCCTGTTAGTTTCTCACCTTGTAAAGAGCGTCTACGCTGGCGGGTTCCACCCAGTAACCGGCCTTCGGGTACTGACGGCGCTGCACGAACACGAGACCCCGGCCGCTGAAGCCGTACTCGGCGTCACCGAGCAAGCGACGGATGTAGTTAGCGGCCAGGTGCTTCTGGTTTTCCCAGTGAGCAGCTGCTGCCTGGCAGTACAGGTAGATGTCCCGGTCAGCGGCAATAATACGCTGACGCCTGCCCGGTACAAAATCCGGGAAGGAGTCGAGAAGGTCATCTCGCTCCTCCTCAGCATTCCGCCCGGATTGCGGGAAGAGCATCGGCGGGGTGCTCAGCTTACGGATGGTTGCGGCGTGCTGTTCCGTGGAAATTGACACCGTGTACCTCTTTTCCTATTCTATTCCTGCGCCTTACGGCGTTGCCTAATGGTACCGCATACGCGGTAAACAGCACAAACTGGAGGAAATATGGCTCTTTACGGTCGCAGTGACGTTGTTAGCGTCGCTGTGCCCCTCACATCCGGTGGCTGCGGAGCGATTCACTCGCGACCCGTTGCCAACGGCGTCCCGCTCGATGAGTGGGATCTGGAGGGAGTATGCATCATGTGTGCCGCCACGCTGAAGAAGGACGGCGACCCGCTGTGGTCCGCTACCGTGGCGGAAATTCCTGAGACGCCCGATGAAAAGCTATCTCGCGAGGACGCTGAGAAGCGCGGCGAGCGGGCTCTCAAGAAGTCGCAGGAAGAACTGAACATTAATCAGCATGCGCTGATGGAGCGGCTTGTCGCGCTCATGGAACGCAACAATGCCTCCGGTAATCCGGAGCCGCTGGATATTTCCGAGATTATCGCCCGCGAAGTGGCCAGGGCACTCACGCAACCACAGGAGCCTGCTCCTGCTCCGGAGCCTGAAGGCGACTTGCTCGCAGCAGTGAACGGAGATTCACTGCACCGGCTGCATGTCCGCACGCTCGGCAAGATGTGCCGGGAACGCGGGGTAGATGACAAGGGCAGCAAGGCTGACCTGATCGCGCGGCTCACTGCAGAGAACTGATGATGACGGGCGGCGGGATCTGCGCAAGCTGCGGGGGAGCTAAGCGAGGTCGCGCCGCCCGGAGCCGTGCTGCGGCAGCAGTGCTGGACTGCGATGTATGCACGGAGGGAATGTGCGGGAAGCACGCGGTCTGGTCCGGAGGACGGTACGTGTGCCTGAAGTGCGCACGAGCTGAAGGAATGCGAGTGCGGAGGAGACCGGACTATGACGATGCCAGCCTACGGGCCGGTGAGCCCGTACGTGAGCCCCCAGATGCTGATATCAGCGCCGACGGGAATCAGCTGGAACACGATCCCGCCGGGTTCGGGGATCACCCCGGCGCAGAAGCTGGCGGAACAGGCGAACATCTGCGGCCGGGCGACATCTGAGGCGGATGGGTACGTCAACCAGATTCTGCGGGCGACTACCGACACTGATCTCTTCCACGGACCGGGTGATTACCGGGTTAACATCCAGCAGTACACCGGAAACGTGCGCATCGTGATGGACCGCTGGCCGGTGATCGCGGTCAACTCGGTGAAGGTAGCCCCGAATGCGGTGTTCCCCCGTCAGTGGATCACTCTGCCGACCGGATTTTACGAGCCCGAATACCCTACGACAGGCATCTTCGGTGCGGCACAGCCAACTGGTTCCGGTCAGGGCGGCCAGGCGATCATCGTCGCCCCTGGCTATGTCAGCTGGGGGCTGGGACGCCAGGGTTATACCATCCAGGTGCAGTATGTCAACGGGTGGCCGCATGCAGGACTGACGGCGAGCTGCGCAGCAGGCGATACGGCAATTACCATTGATGACTGCACTGGCTGGACGATCCCGCAGGCGGAAACCGGCATTATCGGAGCGACTGCCATCGTGTACGACGGAGGGCAGCAGGAAGTCATCCGGGTTACTGCCTCAAGTACTACTTCCGGACCGGGCACGCTCACGCTGGCAACTCCGCTGCAGTTCTCGCATGATGCCTCGGCAGGCGTAATTATCTCTACCATGCCCCGGGACATCCAGTGGGCAGTCATGCTGCTGGCCTCGGCAGAAGCACTGGCCCGTGGTGCGACTTCCACCACGGTGCAGGAGATCAGCGGCAAGGCGCAGAACTCCTCTTCACGAGCGGATTCGCTGCGGCATGACGCGCACCGCATCCTGAACACGTTCAAGAGGACGGTGTAATGCCGATCGTATCCACGCAGAACGCGATCATGAGCATCTTGCAGGGGCTGCCGATGCCGGGCGGTAACTACCTGCTGGAAGCGTTCGTCACGCCGCCGGACCCGGAAACGGACTACACGAACCCGCATAGTTACATCTGGCCGACAGCCGGCAAGGAAAGCCGCAATCCGGCAGACGGCGGGGCAATCCCGCGTAACACGGGCGTTGGAACTCCTGCGGGAACCAAGCCGATCCGGCATGAGATCGAGATCTTCACGCGATGGTACGCCAACAATGACGATGTTAACGCGGATACATGGTTCCCCGGCATGGTGGACGCTATCATGTGGGCCCTGCGCACTTGCCCGGATCCGCAGATTGCGGTGGATCCGTACACGGAGGTAGAGACACAGCTCATCGGAATTGGCGAGAACATGTCCTACCACATCACGATACGGGCAACTGAGGACGAAGCATACAACATGTATGATGCCCTGATAACGCTCTCCGTACTGGAAATTCTCCACGCTTAGCACAGGAGGCCGCGTGAGTTACCAGCTTCTTTACCTCGATTATCTGGACAAGGCTACAGGCAAGACGCTGGTAGTCACTCCAGGAAGCGCCTACACGGCTGTACTGGCTTCCGGTCGCAACACCGCAATGTCCGCCTACCCGAATGACGGGCGCTGGACAAATGCTACTACGTTTCTCAGCCAGGAGTTCAAGGAACCAGAGCCTCCGGCTGAGGAAACGAAAATCAAGGCTGCTGCTGACCCAGGCAGCGGCGCAGCTAAGGACAAGGACAAGGGAGGGGCCTGACAAATGCCCGGCAATAACCCGGTTGTAGGAGTTCAGCCGACAGCGGTCGCGCCCTCCGAGCGGTCCTGGCTCGGCGTGGCTCGTGAGTTCCTGGCAGGAACTGCTGTCATGCCGACCAACACCATCCCCATGGACCCGAAGAGCTATTCACCGGAGGATACGCCCAAGTTCCTCCCGGATGAGGCTATCCGGGGTCAGATGGCATTGCTGTACAACGAGATTCTCGGTCCGGCGGATGCGACGTTCAGCTTTGGCGGCCCGAACTTCCTGGACACGTACGGCTTTTTCCTTGACAACATCTTCGGTGATCTTTCCACCTACTACGGCGGCACTTTCACCGGCACTGCCACGACGACAGTCGCTCCGGCAGTCGGGGCTACTGCTGCTACGGTAGCCAACGCGGTGACCCCCGGCTGGGCGATCGGCACGTACATCCAGTTTGAGCCGGGCGGAGGCTCGTCAGCTACCGCCGAGGTGGTCAAGGTCACCGGCACGACGGCGACGCAGGTGTTCTTCGGCAACAACCCGCTCCGGTTCTCGCACAACCTGGGCGGATCCGTCTACACGATCGGCAGCTCTCCGAACAACGTGTTCACGCACACGTTCGCACTGCTCAACCAGACGCTCGGCTACAACGGCTACCCTGGCGCTCAGCCTCCGACGCATACCCTGACAGACAACACCAACCTTGTCACGACGTCCACGGCACAGACGTACGGCCCCGCGAACCCGTGGGGCGCGCGGCAGTACCCGATGGCATGCGTTTCCGCGCTGGACTTCACCGGCAACGCCGAGCAGCTGATAGACATCAAGGTAACAGGCAACTCGTGGCCTTCCGTTGTGCCTGCAACAGTGCCTACCAACATCGTGTCTAACTTCGTCCCGGTAGCGGCGTGGCGTTCCAGCGTCTATCTCGGCGGGACGGCAGCAGCCAACCAGGTGTTCAACGTCGGTGAATGGACGATGAACCTCAAGCGCGAACTGCACGTGTACTTCACGGCGCAGAACGCGCAGACTCCGTTCATTATCGCACGCGGCCCGTTCTCAGCTGCCGGCTCGATGAACTTCAGCGTCGCCTCGGACGACAGCGACCTGTACCTGATGATCGAGAATGTCCAGCCTCAGCTGCAG